AAAAAGGTGACATAATAGTTATACATCATAATGTATTTAGAGTATTCTACGACATGAAAGGTGTTAAAAAAAATAGTAGATCATTTTTTAAAGACGATTTGTATTTTTGCGCTATTGATCAAATATATTTGTATAAGAATACAGGGGATTGGAAATCATTTGGAGACAGATGTTTTGTAATGCCTTTAAAAAATAAAGACTCTTTAAAGCTAGATAAAGAACAAAAGCTTATTGGTATATTAAAATATGGTAATAAGTCCTTAGAAGCGCTTAAAATAGTCCCAGGGGATGTAGTGGGCTTCACGCCTAACAGTGAATGGGATTTTGTTATAGATGAGCAAAGAGTTTATTGTATGAAATCTAATGATATTGTAATTAAATATGAACACCAAGGAAACGAAGTTGAACATAATCCAAGCTGGGCAAAAAGCGGTTGAAGAATTAATTAAGGTAGCTAAAGAAGCTATTGTTGATTCCGGAGACGATATAACGGCTGATAGATTAAAAAACGCAGCAGCTACAAAAAAGCTAGCAATATTCGATGCTTTTGAAATACTTAACAGAATAGAAGCCGAAGAAGCTTTGTTGAATGATAATCCAAAAGAAGTAAAAGAAGAGAAAGCTTTTAGAGGATTTGCTGAAGGAAGATCTAGATAATGTACGAGCAAAGCTTAGTAACAGTATTAAAAGACTATGTAAAGCCTAAAGTAATCAATAGATTAAATAGGTATAAGAAATGGAAATACGGATACAACAAGGAGTATGATCTTATTGTTATAAGTAAAACTGGTGAAATTGGTGAAATATATAATATACAAGGATTAATTATAGGTTTACCTAAAAAAGAAAATGTAACCGAGTTTGAATCTGATAAATGGGAATACCAGCAATATCCTAAAGAACTAAATAAAATTAAATCAGTATTTGATTGGGATGAATACCCGGTTGAGTTTAAAGAAAAATGGTATGACTATATTGACACAGAGTTTAAAAGGCGTGAAGAAGGTTTTTGGTTTATTAACAAAGGCAAGCCTACTTATGTTACTGGTACTAACTACATGTACTTGCAGTGGTCCAAGATTGATGTTGGGCAACCAGACTTTAGGGAATCAAACAGATTATTCTATATCTTCTGGGAAGCTTGTAAGGCAGATAAACGGTGTTACGGAATGTGTTATCTTAAGAACAGAAGATCAGGTTTCTCTTTCATGGCATCAGGTGAGACGGTTAACCAGGCTACAATATCCACAGATTCAAGATTTGGCATTTTATCAAAGTCCGGGCCAGACGCCAAAAAGATGTTTACTGATAAGGTCGTACCCATCTCAGTTAATTACCCCTTCTTTTTCAAACCAATCCAGGACGGTATGGACAGGCCAAAGACGGAACTCGCGTACAGGGTACCCGCGTCGAAGTTCACCCGTAAGAAACTCGACACCAATGAGAAACTACAAGAGATCTCCGGTCTCGACACCACGATCGATTGGAAGAACACCGGGGACAACTCGTACGACGGTGAAAAATTAAAACTACTAGTACACGATGAAAGTGGAAAGTGGGAAAGACCTACAAATATATTAAACAACTGGAGGGTAACTAAAACTTGTTTAAGATTAGGTTCTAGAATTATAGGTAAGTGTATGATGGGTTCAACGTCAAATGCTTTAGACAAAGGAGGAGAGAATTTTAAAAAACTTTATTATGATTCAGATGTCGAAAAAAGAAACGCCAATGGACAGACTCGTTCAGGACTCTATAGTTTGTTCATACCTATGGAATGGAACTACGAAGGATACATTGATTCTTATGGATTTCCTGTATTCAACACGCCGAAAGACGCAATTGAGGGGCCGCAAGGGGACTTAATAGATCAAGGGGTTATTGATTATTGGCAAAATGAAGTTGATGGTTTAAAAAGTGACCAGGACGGTTTAAATGAATACTATCGTCAGTTTCCAAGAACAGAGCAGCATGCTTTTAGAGATGAAACAAAACAATCATTATTTAATCTTACTAAAATATACGAACAAGTAGATTATAATGGTGATTTAAGAAATAGCTCAATAGTTACAACAGGTAGCTTTCAATGGGAAAACGGTGTAAAAGATTCTAAGGTTTTATTTATGCCTAACAAAAATGGTAGATTTAAAATTACTTGGGTTCCACCGGCTGACTTACAAAACAGAGTGATAACAAAAGGTAATACAAAATATCCTGGTAATGAACATTGCGGCGCTTTCGGGTGTGACAGTTATGATATATCAGGTACAGTAGATAATAGGGGATCTAACGGAGCTTTGCACGGTTTAACTAAGTTTAGTATGGAAGATGTTCCGCCTAACAGATTCTTTTTAGAGTATATAGCTAGGCCGCAAACTGCTGAAACATTTTTTGAAGATGTACTAATGGCTTGCGTATTTTACGGTATGCCAATATTAGCAGAAAACAACAAACCTAGATTACTGTATCATTTTAAAAGAAGAGGCTATAGAGGTTACTCTATGAACAGACCAGATAAAAAATACAATAAATTATCAATAACTGAAAGAGAAATAGGTGGTATTCCTAATTCAAGTGAAGACATTAAACAGGCTCACGCTGCCGCTATAGAAACATACATAGAAACTTTTGTAGGGCAAAATGAAGGGGGTTACGGTGATATGTATTTTCAAAGAACACTTGAAGATTGGGCTAAGTTTAATATAAACAACAGGACAAAGCATGATGCTTCTATAAGTTCAGGGTTAGCTATAATGGCTTGCAATAAAAATTTATACGCACCAAACAGTCCCGTGCATAAGAAAATTTACAATTTAGGATTTAAAAAGTTTGACAATAGAGGTTCTTTGTCTAAAATAATAAAATAAATGAAAATATACACAAACACTAACAGTGCATTTCCTAGCCAAATTGAAAGCAATGAGGTAAAAGCAAGTAGAGATTACGGTCTACAGGTTTCTCAAGCTATTGAGCAAGAATGGTTTAACCAAGGTAGATCTGGAGGTAATAGATACTTAACAAATTGGAACAATTTTCATTCACTTAGATTATACGCAAGAGGCGAACAGCCAGTGCAGAAATACAAAGATGAGTTATCTATAAACGGTGATTTGTCATATCTTAATTTAGATTGGAAGCCTGTTGCTGTAATAGCAAAGTTTGTAGATATTGTTGTAAACGGTATGTCTAATAAAACATATGATATAACGGCTTTTGCGCAAGATCCTTTTTCTGTAAAAAGCAGAACTGATTATGCTGCTGCTGTAGAGCAAGACATGAATACTAAGCAGGCTTTAGTAAACATTAAGGAAAACATTGGTATGGATTTTTCTTTAACTGGAGACATGGAGGCTTTACCGGAAAGCAGAGAAGAGTTAGACGTGCATCTTCAAATGACCTACAAACAAAATGTAGAAATAGCAGAAGAAGAAGTTATAAACAATGTTTTAAGCTTTAACAAATACAATGAAATTAAGAAAAGGGTAGCATACGATTTAACTACTATTGGGATTGGAGCCAATAAGACTAGGTTTAATAAAGCAGAAGGTATTATTACCGAATATGTGGACCCAGCTAATATGGTTTATTCATATACCGAAGATCCTAACTTTGAAGACATATATTACGTAGGTGAAGTAAAATCTATATCTTTACCTGAACTTAAAAAAGAATTTCCAAATATATCGGAAGATGAATTAAGAAGAATACAAGAAACCCCTAATAATAGACAATACGTAACAGGATGGGGTAATTATGATGAGAACACTGTACAGGTAATGTATTTTGAATACAAAACTTACATGGATCAAGTGTTCAAAATAAAAAAGACAGACCAAGGACTGGAAAAAGCATTAGCAAAGCCTGATACATTTAATCCGCCTGAAAACGATAATTTTGAAAGAGTATCCAGAACTATAGAGGTGTTATACACCGGAGCAAAGGTTCTTGGTACAGATCATTTATTAGAGTGGAAAATGGCTGAGAATATGACAAGGCCAACAGCTGACACTACAAAAGTAATGATGAATTACTGTATATCAGCGCCTAGAATGTATAAGGGACGCATAGAATCAATAGTTAGTAAAATAACAGGCTTTGCAGATATGATTCAACTGACGCACCTTAAATTGCAACAAGTAATGTCTAGAATAGTACCAGATGGTGTATTTTTAGATATGGATGGTTTAGCCGAAGTTGATTTAGGTAACGGTACAAATTACAATCCAGCTGAAGCATTAAATATGTATTTTCAAACGGGTTCCATTGTAGGTAGATCATTAACTCAAGACGGTGAATTAAATAGAGGTAAAGTACCAGTACAAGAGTTATCAACATCATCAGGTCAAGCTAAAATACAAAGTTTAATTGGTACATATCAGTATTATTTACAAATGATTCGTGATGTTACTGGATTAAATGAAGCAAGAGACGGTAGCGCGCCTGCTAAAGATTCACTTGTAGGATTGCAAAAGATGGCTGCTAACGCATCCAATATTGCTACTAAGCACTTACTAGATTCTTTGCTGTATATTACTGTTAGAACTTGCGAAAACATTAGTTTAAAAGTTGCAGACGTATTGCAAAATCCTCTAAATGAAAACGCATTGACAAATGCTATTAGCACATTTAACGCTAAAACTTTAGAAGAATTAATAAATTTACAGATACACGACTTTGGTATATATTTAGATCTAGAACCTGAGGACGAAGAAAAAGCTGTTTTAGAACAGAATATACAAATGGCTCTACAAACAGGAGCAATTGCTTTATCCGATGCTATTGATATTCGTCAAATAAAAAATCTAAAACTTGCTAATCAGTTTTTAAAACTTAGGCAAACACAAAAGATAAAAAGAGAACAAGAGCAACAGCAAGCAAATATACAAGCTCAAGCGCAAGCAAACGCTGAAGCTGCTGAAAAAGCCGCTATGGCTGAAGTGCAGAAACAACAAGCGCTAACTCAAGAGAAAGTAAGTATAGAGCAAGCTAAGTCACAGTTTGAAATACAACGTATGCAAACAGAAGCTCAAATAAAAAGAGAGTTAATGGCTGAAGAGTTTAATTACAATATACAACTAGCTCAAGCTCAGATGGGTGCGACAAAAGCAAAAGAACAAGAAATTGAAGATCGAAAAGATCAAAGAATAAAACTACAAGGAACACAACAATCTGAATTAATCAACCAAAGACAAACAGAAGGATTACCTAAAAATTTCGAGTCATCTGGAAATGATGTCTTAGGTGGGTTTGGTTTAGAAGAATTTGGTCCTAGTTAGAATTACAAACAACTATTTAATTATATTATATTATGTCAGAAGTAAAACAAGAAGGCGATTTTAGCTTAAAAGGAAAAGCAAAAAAGCCAAAACAATTAGCAAACACGGAACAAGCAACAGTTAAAGTTAGTATCAAAGAACCTTTGATAGATGTACCTGATGCTATTACGAAAGTAGTAATTCCAAAAGATGAATTAAATCAAGATCCAAATGCCGTTCAAACACAAAAGACAGATGATAGCAATGCTGTTGTCGAAGAATCAAAAAACAGTGCAGACAGCGAAGGAGTGGCTCAAGAAGTACGG